TAAAACTTTATTAATGTTATTCCAATCATTCTTTAAATCCTCTGGGCACACTTCCTCTAGACTCTTGCCATTACAAAATATATTAGCATAGTTAATATTTTTATTTTTTAAAAACGAAGAGTAAGACCATGTAGAAGAAATATTTTCTGGTAAAGAGGCATCAAAAATTAAGTTACTACCATAATAAATTCCAACACAATTTTTTTTATCATCAAGAGTTTGAAATATCACATATACCTCTATAATATAATATCATATCCTGTATCGTTAGTCGCAAGCTCTGGTACGTTATCTATTAGAGTAAGATTTTTATTAAATCCAGATACTAACTTATAATCTTTAAAATAATTATTTAAGTAAATTAATGCTGAATCTATGTTTCCAATTTTTACTAGTTCATTTGCTTCTCTAACTATATTATCAAACTGTACTTGTGTCAAGTTCTTTTGGGTTTCATAATTTTTAAAATAAGTATATAATCTCACCCAAAATTGGTTAGGAAAATCTTTAATAAATTCTTGATAAGTTACAGATTTTCTTTCATATAATGTAATTTTATTACCGCATATGTCTTTATAAGATGGTTCGTAGGATAAATTATTATCTATAAAAATAATATAAGCTCTATAAAAAAGTTCTTTTAACTCTTTTACATCATCAAAAAAGATTTTTTTATATCTAGTAGAAAATAAGTTTTGTATATTGCTTATTCCATATTTTCTTAAATATGGTTGCATGGCTGGGGAGTTTAAATTTGCATTTAATCTCCAAGGAATATTTTTATCTATATTAAAACCAAATCTTAAACAAGCCTCAGAGAAAACATTAAATATTGGATCAGTAAAATAATTATTAAATTTTATTTCGTCATTATCAGCTTTATCTTTAGCGATGTCAAATACTAATCCACTTGGAAAAGTAAAAAAATTAAAATAAATCATTGTACTGCTTTTAGTTACGGGTAAATTTTTTAATTTACTTTTTAAGAATTTAGTATAATATTTTATAAAACTTTTATGATCTTTAATTTTTGAATTATTTAAGTTATTATCTAATGATTTATCTTTAAATTCTTTAGCAAAGAAAAAATGATAATTTCTGTACAATCTATCATAATCTTCATAATTATTATAAATTTGTAAATTTGTAAATATTGTATTTTCAGAAATATTCTGTTGAGAAATCGCATTATTTAAAAATAATTTCATTTCAAAATATGCATCAGCAACAAAGTTTTGTATTTTATTTTCAGTACCATCGATATTACCAAAAGATTTAAAATTATTTAAAATATTTATAGGCTGTATCGCATCTCCATCTAGATCTATAAAACCATATAATGCATTATTTATATAAGAATCATTAATAGGTATAGCGTATTTACTTTTTGTAAGAATATATGGCAATGTTATTTCTTCATAAGCTTGCCTTGCTTCAAAAAGTATAAAAGTACTTTCAGTAGAGTTTTTGCTTTCTGCAGGAAAATAATTTTTTTCAGAATTAATATTGTTATTTATCGCCATTTAATTTTACCATTAGCATAAACGACCATTATCTTTTGGAAGTCTAGTTCTGCCGTTAGAAGCCCATGCTTGATGATTACAAGATAGTACTGTTTCAAAACTATCTGGAGACATTGAGGTATTAACTCTTGTAACAATATAATAACCTCCTATACCAATAGTATCTTGAATATTAGAGCCATAAATAATAGGTTCTATAAATATATAATCTCCGGGTCTAAAAATATTATTACCAAATAATTTTATTTCAGATGAATACATTTGTCTTAACCGATTAGTAACTTTTCCACCTTCTTGTAACGCTCTTGCTTCTGCAGCTAAAGGTATTTCTGTCTTAGTAAAATTAATTGCTTTAACTATACCAGATTCTTTACCAATCGAGAAATGATATATGCCAGATGCTTCATCTCTGTCGATTAATCCACCATTATCACGAATAATTCTAGGGGAAGATAGAGAATCATAAATATATAAATAGTTTGCTAAACCAAGACCATTTAATTCTTGTGAAAAAGTTTTTTTAGTTTTTCCATCAATAGATGAAATTTTTCCCAAAGTTTCGTTCGTAATTGAACCATTAAAATTATCAGTTATCGGTCTTTCAAAAATAGGCTCAGTGTCGGGATTTTTTAAAGGTATATTAAAACCAAAATGAGAAACTCTTATAGAATTATTAATTGTTGCTTTTTTACCAAAAACACTAGGATTTATAGCAGGTTTAAGAAGTTCTTCAAATATATCTTTTATAAAACTTAATAATGGATAATCTGCTCTTTTTTGTTTAATAACGTTTTTATAATAAAAATCATCAAATGCTTCAAGAGATATAGGTATATCTGCAATATTTACTATAATCTCTAATAAATCTGCATCTTGAGGAACAGTCAAGTCTATTTCTTCTGAAGAAATATTCACAGGTATATTAATTGGTATTTCACCTAGAATTATTTTTGGACGATCTATAGCTGGATTTATTTCCGCTAGGCATTCCATAACTATATCTAATATATCACCAAAAAAAACATACTTTACAGTTACATAATCAGAATCTATTTCTGCCTGTGGTCCTTTTTCATCTTTTTTACTAGAAAAAAAATCAAAAGAAGATAACAAATCACCAAAATTAATACCTTTTTGAGCTGTACTATTATCCCCTTCTTTTGGGGGAGGTTTAGCATTTGCAGAATTTTGCGGTACATCTTTTACAGATATTCTAGAATGATCTTTTAAACCCTTTTGTCTTATAACGGCCCCTTCTAACAATCTAAATTGTAAAGCACCAGATATAGGCTTTCCTTCTTTATCAACTCCAACAGCAGAATTAAGAATTTTTACTTTATAAGCAGAAATACTTTTATTATTTTTTAATTGTTCGACACCTACAAGCTTTTTATAAATGTCTTGTTGCAAATTAGTTTTCAAATTTTCTAATATAGTTTTTTTATCTTCTAGTTTTTTTGCAAAATTATCATTTATATTTTTTAAAGCATTGGCGTCATTACCTGATGATCTACCACATTTAATTGTATTTATTCTACTTTGTCTTTCATCAAGAATAGCTTCTAATTCTTTTTGTGCTTGTCTTATATCAGCAGATTTAGATGACAGAGAAAAAATATCTAAATTAAAATCAGATAATATAGCATCAATAGTTGCTTGATAATTAATTTTTAATATAACAGTTCCATCTTCATTAAAAGTTATATCATGAGTAACTGGAGAAAGAAAAAAACTTATTTTTGCATTTCTAATAGCATTAATATAAGAATTTACTTCTTCTAATGTAAGACCACCATCTTGTGCTAATCTAATTCTAAAAATTTCTGATGGCTCTGCAAAACCCACTTCGGCTTTTATTCTAAAATATTGATCATTAACTAACAAACTTGGTCCAGATCTTATATATCTTGAAGCTCCGCTAACTAAATGGCTATAAGAGAATTCTTTTCCTTCGCCTGTTAAACCGGTTGGCTTTCCTTCAAGAAATCTTGTATCATTTTCGGTTATGGTTATTTTTTTAGTGAGTAAATTAATATCTTGAAAAAATAATTCTAAACTTGCTTCAATGTGCGAATTGGTTTCTGCGGTATTAGTACCTTTGTAGGCATATTGAAATGATTTTATTCCACAGCCATTCATTTTTCCTTCACCTTTAAGAATTTTTTCTAATGTATCAGAAACAAATTCGCTACTTTCATTTACAGTTCCAAGACCATAAGAAGTTGGTAAATCATCAAATGGTATTCTCCAAGAATAGCCTTTAGATGTATTATTTACAGATGGTTTATATTGTCCTTGAATACTTGGATAAATAACATAATATAATTTTACAGATGGCACTAAAGCAGATAAAATATGTGGTGGAATTTTATTAAAAAATAATCTTGTATCTAAAGTTTTAAACAATACATTGCTTAAATCTACATGTCCAACGTTACCAGTTCTAGAGGTAACAAAGTTAGAATATACTAATTGATCTCTTCTAAGTCCATTGGTAAATTTAGCGCTATCGATTAAAATTTTGTCTATCATCATCATAAGAGCAGCTTGATAGCCTAATCTTAATTTAGCTGCTCCATCTTCACCTGTTAATTGTTCTCTAAGGGCTTTTTCTCTATCTTCTCTAGCTTTTTTTTCTTCTGGAGTCTCGTTTAGTGCGTTTGTTGCATTATTTTGAGCAATCGGCTCATTACTTGGAGTAGCAGGATTTTCTTGTGGTGTCGCTGGTACATTTGGCGTTTTTGGAGGTGGTTCAATACCGCGATAAATTCTATCTTCTATTTCTTTCTTTTTATTATCTGATTCAATTTTGGCAGCATTTCTTTCTTGTTGCTTTGCTGTTGTTATAGTTTGTAATGTTTTATATTGTTGATCGTTAAGAACAGATGGTACGTTTGGATCAGTACTAGAGGTACTGAGATTTTTACTTTTTCTAAGTTCTGATAATCTATTTTGTAAACCCTCTAGTTCTTTTTGTAAAGCCTGATATTTTTTATATTCGTTAGAATTAACCCATTCATTTAATGATTGTTGCGCTTGTGATGGTTCCATAATTTAACCTCTTAAATAATTAATAACCAAATTTAACGGTTTTGGAATCAATATAATATCGCCAATTTTAACATGTGATTCGGTTGGTTTTTGATTAAATTTTGCAATAACCCACCAATCTTTTGAATCTCCATAAAATCTATATGCTAGTTTATAGTATCTATCGCCCATAGACCAAACATATGTAAGAATATCTAATCTAGCCATTTGTTCGCTGTCTGGATAAATAAAATTAGGAGTTTCATAAGAATTTATGAATTTTACATTTCTTTCTTTAAAGAAATTTGAATATAAATCAAGATCATTTTTAAATATTTGTCTATTATTGTATCTATTAATCATAAAATTTTTTATTCCGGTTTGGTATTAATATCAAATGTCGTAAAACCACTACCAGTTCTATTTAAAACTGCTCCTTTAACATTTGCACCACTTCTTATTAATTCATATAATTTTGCTTGTAATTTTTTAGCGTTTTGAACATCGCTATTTAATGCTGCATTAACTTCTTCTACACTGGTACCAAAAATAAATGTATTATCTGTGCTATCAAAACCAATTGGTCTAGAAAGAATGGGAGGAGTGTCTCTAATGTTTTCATTCAATTCTCTTCTTCTAGCACGTATAATTGCAGAATCTATTTCATTAGTAGCTGTAGGCTCTTGTTGATTACGTCTTTGAGCACTAGCAAGAGTGGTTTCTACAAATTGTTGCTCTTGTGCTTGTTCTAAATATTTTGCTAGTGAAGCATTTTTAGTTTCAAAACCTTTTAATGATTGATTATTTAAAGCTATAGGCGTGAGATTATCAAGATTATAAGGGAAATTTAAATCACCTATTCTAGATTGGTGTTGAACATTTCTTCCAAGAGGTTGTTCATGCAAAACAGTAAATGCTAAAGAAGCTTTATATAATTTAGGATATATTTCTTCTGCTGTATTAAAAACACCCACCGTAAAATCTGGATTAAATGTAAAACCAGCATCAAAATAACATAATAAACCTTGTTTATTTACTGCATTAGTAATTAAGTTAGCGTATTTAATTCTAAAAAGTGGTGGAGAAGCGATTGTGGCAGTTCCATTTTTGTTTGTATCGTTATATACCGGATATAATCCAGAAATTAATTTAGAAATACTAATAAAATTATTTCTGGCTTCAAGGATATCTGCGTTTGGAACATCAATTTCTAAAGTAATTTTTCTAGAGGTATTTTGAAAAGTTGCTATTGGATCCATTTTACCAAAAACATTTTCTGATTTCCAATTAGATGTATATGAATCACTAAAGTTAGTAACATAGGCTTTAAATATAAAAGATTCATTTAAAGTGTAAGAATAAATTTCTATTTGATCTGTTGACATAATTTAATTTATGGGGTTGATGGTCTACCATTCATTAATTCTGAAGCTGGTCTATCGTCAGTTTTTGTTTTAATTTTAGAAGCTATTTCTTTACTATCTAAGAATACTTGAACTTTTATATTAGGTTGACCTTGCTTTGTAGTATTATTGTTTGTTACGCTTTGAGAGTTAGAAATAGTAAATATTTCTTTTATAAAGTCTTTAGATATATTAACTTTTTCTGTAGTTACTGAAGCTGCGGCATTTAATACTTTAGCAACAGAATTAGTACTGTCAACAAATGCTGTTACATCTCCTTGAGGAAGCAGAATAGAATCACTAACAGCTTTTAAATTAGCAGTAAAATTACCTGATGCATTTACTGAAATGCCATTTAAAGCGGTTTTAAGAACTCCTAATTGCGTGACCAATAATTTAATATTGTTAACCATATCTACAAAGACTTGATTTACATTTTGCATATGTATCATTACACCACCAACTTCAGAAAATATATCCATTGCTTCTCTTATGTCTGCTTTTTTGTCAGCAAGTGCCTTAATTGAGTTAACAAATTGCGCCATTCCAGTTGCAGCTAAAAATATGCCTGCTCCTATTGACGCAACTGCTATTCCCAGCACCATCAAAACACCAGCTGCTCCAGCAGCTGGGATGGCTAATTTTATTAAAGCAAAAACAAATATACCAAAAACAATAACAAAAGCAAGCAAAGTTAGTGCGACAGTGCCAGTTTGTTCTCCCAAGCCTTTAAAAGATTCTACTAGCATTGATAAACCAACAGCAGCTAACCCTATGCCAGCTCCTATAAATGTAACCGCTAATCCAAGAGCCATTAAAGCAGCAGCTATAGAAAATATTGCTGCGCTAGCAGCAATTAAACCACCTGCTACTTTAGGATTTCCTGCAGCAGTACCTATAGCTGTTAAACCGGTTGAAATTGCTGTAGTTATAGCCGTTATTGCAGCAGCAATACCGGGGCTAGCTGCAGCACTTTTTGTGCCAAACGATAATATTGCAGCACCAGCTGTAATTAATGGCGCTATCATTGATCCAACAACAAAAACTAAAGATGGTATTAACACAAGTAATAAAGCAATTGGTACTAACAAACCCCCAGAAGCTTCATTTAACTCTACTACCTTAATAATAAAATTTTTAACTTTTTCAAGAAGCGGAGTTAAAAATATAACTAATTGGTTATAAACACTTGCAAGTTGTTTACCTATATCAGCTGCATGCGCCATAGCCTCATTTAATTTTGCTTGTGTTGCTTCTGTTTTCATTTGTTCAATACGCATATCAGCAGTAGAAGTATTAAAATATTTTGCAGCATCACCGGCATTTTTAAATCCTAAAGATTGAGCTATGCTTTTTTGTGTAGCACGATCCATATCAGCAAATTGTCTTCCAGATAAATCAAAACCTTGTTTAATTAATTCTATGCGTTCTTGCTCGTTAGCTTGAACTAATTCAAGAGAATTTAAATAGTTATCACCCAATATTGAATTTAAAACAGCAGCTTTTTGTGCTGCACCTTCAAATGTATCGAATCCTTCAGCTATTGATACAAGATCGCCAATAGACATACCAAGAGATTTTGCTTGTTTTTCTAATCCATAAAATACATCTTGTGCTTTTTTACCGTTTGCAGCTAATTGTGGCATGACAGCATTAAAATCTTTAATCATTGCTGCTGGTGCCATGCCGATACCTTTTGCAGTCTTTGCCATTGTTTCCATTGCAGCACCAGCATCTTCTCCAGCTATATTTAACGTTTTAGTAAAAATATCAAAAACAGCACCAGATTCTGCGGCACTAACATTTAAATTTTCAAATTTTGCCGCAGTTGCAGCTAAACTACTTTGTACTTGAGGAGTTTGATTAGTAAAACTAACCATGCTTGTTACTAAAGCACCGGTTGTTCTTGTTAAATCTGCAACTCCAACGCCATATGCACCAAGCTGTGCTACCGCTTCTGGTTTAACAATTTCTGAGGCTATCATGCCTGTTGTTTTTGCAAATTCTTGGTTAGCTGCTACTACAGCGCTTAATTGGTTTTTAATTATTTGATAACCGCCAGCTATTGTAAAAGTTTTTACTATTTGGCTTTCTAATACATCATTTACAAAAGAGCGTCCAATCGTGGATATTTTATCCATTAAACTCTTTTTTGTTTCAAGACCCTTTAATGTTTTTTCTTGTCCTGCTATTTGTTTTTTAAGAGTTTCGTCATCCTCATTAGCAAGATCATATATTTGTTTAAGTTTTTTACGCTTCTCTTCAAGAAGATCTTTTTCATCTTTGCTAAGAGAGACTTGATTTATTGAATCGAGATAAAATTTCTCATTAATTTCTAAAAGTTCTTTTTCAACTATTGAAATGTTTTCTCTAGCCTGTAAAATTTGTTTATATTTATTTACAGTATCCTCTAATTCTACTCTTTGTTTTATTAATTCTTCTTTAAATTTTGCGGCTCTAGAACCAAGTCTATTAAAAATAATATCCAAATTTTCTTCTGTGGTTAGGGTATTAGAACGAACTTTATCTATTTCACTTAAAATATTTAAAATTTTCTTATACGATTCTGGATCGGTACTTGAAACATTTGGTGGATTTGGATTTTGAGCCATAATATTTTACCTATTAATACTATAAATAGTAAGCAAAAAAAAAGTGAGCAGCATAGCTGCTCACCTATTATTTTCTACTAGCTTTTTTTAGTTCATCTGATTCTTTTTTAAGTTGTTCTGATAGTTTATCAACAAACCATTTTCTCAAACCTATCGGCAAATTATAGCTTTCAAAAAGGCTAAACCCACCATAATATTTCAAATAAAAAAACTGTTCATATATATTTTCTTGATATTCACTACTTAAACCAAAAAAAGTCTGCAGTCAGCGGAACCTCCATAGTTGTTTCATAATCACATTTTGAACATACAAAAGTATGATTTAAATCAACATTTGGAACTGTTTGTTGATAAGCATTACGCAGATATTTAGCGTCAGAAGCAGGCATAGCTTCAACGGCTTTGGTAATAACATCTTTATCAGTAACCTGTTGAATACTGACAATCATCATTCTTAATTGTTCGATAAGTAAACTATCGTTACCTGCAGAAGATTTCTTTTTAACTTCTGAAATTCTTAGCAATTCTTTTTCATCATACCCGTTTAACGCTCTACAAACAACATTCCACTTGGTGCTTGGTAAGGTAAAAGCGAAAGTTCCATCTTCATTAAAAGAAGTTGATACTTCTAATCGATCTTCAACAGCTTTTTCTAATTTTTCATTTAAATCAAAAGAATTTTTAACTTTTTCGTAACACGAAGGACAAGTAACCTGTGTTAAATATTTATTGCCATATGCTGAAATTCTGGCTGCTACAAGAATTGCATTCCTATCTTCTGTAGTTAAGGTGTCTGTGTTAATATTTTTATCAAAAACAAGTGCTTGTATTAATTTATCTAATACAACTCCTTTTTTAAGGAGATTTCTAGAAGAAAGTATATCTTCTTCTTTAGCTGTCATTTGCTTTATTTCTATACTATCTTTTTTATATAGTGGGTGATGCGGTGGATACAAAAGCCCTTTAGATGGCAACAGAACAACTTCTGTTGGATTCATAAATTCCAACGGTGCCGATACACCCACTTGTTGTATCTGTGGTGTAGAATCCTGTCTAGGAAGATTGGCTCCTAGTCTTTCTTCATTATTTCTCATTGTAACCTACGCTTTCTTATTGTTATGTATCAAATCCATCTTTTGAATCTACTGTTGCATAATCATAATTTATAGTAAATGAAACCTCTACTATTTCTTCACTTGCATAGTCTAGTTTACCATAATCTATGTTAGATATAAAAGGATTAATTAATGTCCATACTTCTGCTTCACGACCAGCGCCATCTATTTGAATTAACTGAAGGGAAAAACCAAATGGCAAAGAAGAAAATGTTTTAGTTATACCCGGATTTAATGTGTCTATGTTTTTAGCAACATTTGTGGGTGCAGTTGTTTCTCCACTAGCTTTAGCTGCTTGCTGTGTTCCGTTATTAGGTTGATAACCACCGACTTTCATTATAAAGTTTTGTAAAACACTTGGTAAAGAAAGTTCTCCTTTGCGACTTCTAACAGAAGCCATTTTTACATTAATAGGTTTCCATTTTAAAATACCGGGATACTTATGAACACTGTTTAATAATATATGCTCAGTGACATTAATATCAAATGAAGGTTTATCGCAGCTTTTTAAAGCAAACTGATTAGCGTTTAAACCTTGGTCAGTGAAATTAATGTACCATCTATATTGCCTTAATGGTTCAGGATTTGGTTCATTCCAAAAAGACATATAAAATTAACTTTTTTATTATTTTCTAAGTATCTCTAGAAGCGCCAGTAGAAGCGCCGTTAGTTTGTTTTAATTCTGCACTATCGTATCTAATTGTGCATTGGATATCAACTATTTCTTCGCTTGCATAATCAAGAGCGCCGAATTGAACACTTGTAAAGAAAGGTTTTTTTAATATCCATTGTTCTATTTCTAGACCAGCAGAATCTATTTGGTAAATTCTTATAGATTCACCTATTGCTTTATTAAAATTAGATTTGCTTATTGTTTTTAATTGATCGGATGCATATCCAGTTGGGTATTGATAGCCAGCAGATAATAATACATTATATAATACATCATCCACTGATGGCTTAAGAGCGGCAGCAATAGTCATATTTATGCTTTCCCACTCAAGACGACCGGGATAATAATAAAAATGGTTAAGATATTTATGAGTTATTTCATTAACTTTAGCTTTTGGTTTATCCACTTTTTTAAGAGCATAAGTAACACCATCTAAAGTATTTTGTGCTATATTTGTTGGAAGTGTTCCTGTCGTGCCAAATACCATATACCATCTAAATTGTCTTAAAGGTTCACCTGCAGAATTCCAAAATGCCATTTTATTTTCTCCTAATTTCCTTTATAATATATAGTATTTATTTTAAATTAATCTTCAAAACTTGCACCAGTAGGAGCAATTACGAAATCTATTGCTATATATTCAATTGCGCGTGCTGGTTTTAATAATACCTTAGCATACACAACGTTTCTATCAATTAGATCTGGTGTAGTGGTTGTTTCATCTAATACTAATCTATAATCAGTTAAACCAAATCCCGCCTTAACACCAGCCAAGAAAGGTTCTGCTTGATTCAAGAAACGATTCCAAGTAACTTGTGTGTTTTGATCGAAAAGAACAGTAGCAGCAAAACGGCTAATTTCTTTCTTAACATAAATCATCAAACGACGAACATTGATACGATCAAGAGCACTTGGTGTTACTTGCAAAGTCTTTTGACCAAATATTACTATGCCTTCTGCTGGGAATGTAGCAATCGGATTGATGTTTGCATCGTATAAAGCGTCACGATCTTTAGAGGTTAATCTAAGAGCCGTTTGCAACACAGGAATACCAGCGGCACCATTTGACAAACCGCCACGATTAAAGCCTGCTGGTGCAAACCATAATTCAGTAGAACGTTGAGCGCTTGAGAATGTACCCAAGGCTGCAATAGAAGGTGGTAACCAAACTTTATTACCAGTAGCAGTATCTTGTGCTAATACCCAAGGGAAGAAGGCACAACCATAGCTGCTATTAATAGATCTATCTTTTAAGTTACTTACAACAGTGCTAACCAATGGCTTGCTACGAGGAGTTTCTGGATTATAATCTCCCTCTAAATCTATAATTGCCAACGCATCACCACGGGCTTCACATTTTTGAACCATCAAAGAAGTTAGATTTTTATTTTCAATACCGGGAGCAGTAAGTAAATTCATTTCTACTACCTCTGGATCGGCAACGCTTTCAACTGCAACCTTAACGCTGTTATAAGCATAGTTATTTGTTTCAGTTGCAGATGTTGGTAGCTTACGCTTACAGAATGGATCTTTTTCAGTAACATCAACGCCATCTGAACCACCAACTAGCGGCAATACGAATTTGTTAAATCTATTAAGTACAGCATCAGATAAACTGTATGACGAACTAACAGCGGTTAATGAACTACCAGAAGCTCTATTCCCTTCAGCCCAAACAGCATATTGATTGCTAGAGCCTGTTAATTTGACATCATCTAAGCTGAACATAAATGAATATTTAGAGGCCGCAGTAGCGGTTGTTGGGAAACTAACATGTTTTTCTTTTAATAAATCGCGTACATCTTCGTTAAATCTTCTTGTAGATTCTAAATTGGTTTTTAGTCCCCAATATACATCAGACAACGAAGGAGAAAGACTATCTTGACTAGTTTCTAGCAAAGGAATTTTTGGTAACACAAAACTTGCTGTATAAGGAGAATTACCAGTAACAGCTGTGGCAACGAAACCAAATGCTTGAACGTTAGAGCCACTAGCACCGGCTCTAGGAGAAACATTATATTGTAATGGACCATAGAAACCAAATGGTAATAATGATTGATCCAATAATCCAGTTTCTAAATCAGTATTTAATTCTACTCTAATAAACTTAGAAAGATTATTATATGTACCATATTCTA